GTGGCACGGCAAGGCAAGGCGAGGTAAATAAGAAAGGCCGGATTAACCCCCGGCCTTTTTTTCTTGACAAATCGGAAAAAGTAGGGTTTAGATATAATATATCATATGTATAGGTTTGCATTATGGGAAGAAAAACTAAACTAAACGCAGACTTGCAAGAAAAAATTGTAGAACTCATTAGAGAAGGCAACTATGCGGAGACAGCCTGTAATGCTGTGGGAATATCAGAGGGAACCTATTATAACTGGTTGAAATGGGGAGAGAAAAAGCCAGATTCAATATATTTTACATTTTTAAAGGCTATAAAAGAAGCAGAAAGTAAATCAGAAGCAGAGTATCTCGAGTTAATTAAAAAAGCAGCACCAACATCATGGCAGGCAGCCGCTTGGATAATGGAACGGAAATGGTGGAAGAAGTGGGGGCGCAAAGATAAAATCCAAATGACCACAGAGGAACCTCTGGAAATCAAAGTGACTTTGAATGGCGAAAAAGATTGACATAAAGTTAGATCGGGAAGTATTCAACGATGTTTATCTTCCTTACTTGGAGGATGATACACGGCTACAGATATTCTTTGGTGGAGCGTCAAGTGGGAAGTCTGTCTTTGTGGTCGGGCAGCGCACAGCCTATGACCTTCTCCAGGGGGACCGCAACTATCTAATCATTCGCAATGTCGCGAGAACATCTCGAAATTCAACATTCAACGAAGTGCAAAAGGTTATCAGGTCCTGGGGAGTACAGGATTATTTCAAGGTCAATAAGTCCGACATGGTCATTACTTGTGCTAATGGATATCAAGCGTTATTCGGAGGGCTTGATGATGTCGAGAAACTAAAGTCAATAACCCCGGCAAAAGGCGTGCTCACAGATGTAGTAATTGAAGAGGCCACAGAGACGAAAGAATTTGACATCAAGCAGCTAAACAAACGGCTCCGGGGCAAAGCAAAAGTAAAGAAACGCCTCGCAATGCTATTCAACCCAATTATCAGAAGCCACTGGATACACAAGAACTTTTTTGCCAATCGGTTTTATGATGACGATAAAGTATATGCAGATGATCAACTAAAAATACTCAAAACTACCTATCTTGATAATAAATTCCTTGAACCTGACGATATCTATGAGCTTGAAAACGAAACAGATGCCTATTTCCGGGCTGTCTATACTATGGGTCTCTGGGGCACGCTTGGGGGTGTTGTTTTTACAAACTGGCGGGTAGATGATCTGACGCCGGAGATCCCAAGATTTGACAATATCCATAATGGTCTTGATTTTGGGTTTACTAATGACCCAACGGCATATAACCGGACGCATTATGACAGGGCAAGGAAGAAAATATATATCTTCGAAGAGTTACATGGCAAGGGATGGACAAATCAAAGAATAGTGGAAGAATTGAAACCGATTATCCACAAAGAGCAGATCGTCTGTGATAGTGCCGAACCAAAATCAATACAGGAATTAATCAACCTTGGCATTAACGCAATCGGCGCGATAAAAGGCAAGGACTCAATCACTCATGGTATCCAATGGTTGAAACAGAATGAAATAATCATAGACCGCAGATGCCAGGAAACCATAAATGAGTTCCAGTTATATCAGTGGGCAAAAGATAAATATGGGGAAGATACAAATACCCCGGTGGACAGGAATAATCACCATATAGACGGAATTCGCTATCAATACGAAAACGAGGCACTTCAAGGGAGTGGTGATATTATAGACATAGGGCCGTCGCAGGCTTCAATGGGGGATTGGTATTCATGAGATGGCTTAAAAAATCAATGCCTGAGATAAAAGAAGAAAAGGTAAGCAAACCAACCACACAAGAAATCGGGTCCGCTGGTTCCAGTCTGTACGGAAGGGGTGCAATCCAGCGGTATAATCCCGATGTCCTCTTGGGACGTAAGGGGTATGATGTCTACAAGAAGATGATGCGTGACGATCAAGTCAAATCAGTCATGCGATTCAAGCAGTATGCAGTTGTTTCCCGTGGCTGGTTTTTTGATGTGGATTCAACAACGGAAGAAAAGACGCTATCGCAATTCCAGGATATGGCAGACTTTTTTGAGTTTGTGATTCAAAACACGAAGGGGTCATTTCTTACGCAGTTGATAGGGATTCTTTCAGCTCTTGAGAATGGGTTTTCGGTTACGGAAAAAATATATATTCCCATAAAATTTAATAATAAAACGATGTGGGGAATTAAAGACCTGAAACTCAGACCTGCTGATACATTCAACGGCGGATTTGTTACTGACGCTCACGGGAACGTTCTAGAGGTTAAACAGTGGCAAGGAGCAGAAAGCGCGACACTTCCCATTGATAAAATAGTCCATTTTGTCTACCAGCCGGACAGGGATGCACAATATGGTGAGTCAGACTTAAGGGCCTGTTACAGGAATTACTGGAGTAAGGATATCGCGATTAAATTTCATAATATATGGCTTGAACGTCTTGCCGGGGGGTTCATTTATGCGAAGCAGAAGGGGCAATTGGATGTGACCCAGAGAAGCAATCTTCAGAACATTTTGAAAAACATAACATCACGTATGGGGGCGATAATACCGGATCAGTTAGTGGAGTTGGCTAAGTTTGATCCATTAAATACTGATGCATACGAAAAAGCCATTGCCATGCATGACAAAGGCATTTCAAAATCAATCCTCGTGCCTAATCTCTTAGGTCTTTCAGAGCAGGGTCAGACTGGGTCTTATTCTCAGTCCAAAATTCAATTAGAGGTCTTTTTCTGGATTCTTGACGCCATTGCATTACAGTTATCCGAAACGCTGAATGAACAAATATTCAGGCAGCTTGCTTTATGGAATTTCGGAACTGAAGAATTCCCGTGGTTTACCTTTGAGCCTATTTCAGATACCAAAAAAACAGAATTAGCCAAAGCGTGGACTGAAATGGTGAAAGGGGGGTCTGTCACGAAATCCGATACAGATGAAACATATCTACGGAATCTGATGGGATTCCCCGAAAAAGAAGAAGAGGAGGAGGAAGAAGGCGGAGAGGGTGAAATAATCCCCCCGGAAGAGCCGGACAATGAAGAATGGATAGAGGCGCAGCCCAAAGAAAAGGGTGAGTTTATTCGTAAACAGTTTGCTCAAAGGCCCTGGTTGAGGAGGATTGACTTTGCGAGAATCGAGCAGTCACTTGACGACCAGGATAATAAATTCGAGAAGGAAATGGCTGATATTCTGGCACAAGCGAGAGTATCCCTTGAGACGCAGGTCATTAAGATTGGGGGTGAACGGTCATTCGGAAACGTAAAGCCGAAAGAGATTGAAGGGGTTAATGTACCGGGTGCCATCTTGTCACGCTTACGAAAGGTTATTCGGGCTAATCTACAGGAAACACTTAATGAGAACTACGAACAAGCCAAGAAAGAGCTACCCGTGAAGCCACACAAAATAATCAGCCCTGGGATGGACAAAACACAGGCAGAAAGATTCCTTGCATCCAAGGCAATGAAAATAACGGGGGTGGCAAACAACGACATCTTGAAAGCAGTCCAACAGGTACTCGAGAATTCGATTAAGTATGACAAGACGCTAAAGGACACTATTTCAGCAATGTCAAACGATACAGCTCTTGTTTCTATGCTTCCTGAAGTCGATGCGGCAGGCAGGGCAATCAATATACCCGTGAGACTTGAGAATATCGCAAGGACTAATACTTCCGATGCCATGAATCAGGCGAGGCAATCATTATTTGGCAGTCCTGATATGAAAGGATTTGTCCTGTCATATGAATACAGCGCGGTATTGGATGATCGGGTGACGGAAGTATGCGAGGCTTTAAACGGACTGATCCGTAAAGATTGGGCGGGGCGAATTCCACCTAATCACTTTATGTGCAGATCATTGCTTGTGCCGGTGACAATAATCGACGAGTGGGATGGCAAGGAGAACGCTATTCCGGCAAAGGGAACGCCGCAGAAAGGATTTATGTGATGAAAAAGAAGGCACGTTTTCCATCTATTACCGAGAAACACGGGGATTATACCGCAATAGGTGGAAAATGATAACACTTAAAACGATAACGACAATCGAATTGACAAATCTTTGCAATCTCAAATGCAGGTATTGTGTGAATCGTTTGCTGGTTAAGCACCCGGCAAGAGAGCTGGGCATCATGAGTGATGAGGTATTCGAGAGAGCATTATTCTGGTTGGGTATTTTATGTAGGAGGGGCACACAAAAAGAAATATGGATGAACGGATTAGGAGAGAGTTGTCTTGATCCACAATTGTTTGAGAGGATTAGAAAAGCCAAGGACATAATGGGTGATCGGCAAGTAGGATTATGCACTAACGGAGTCAATATGACTTACGAAATGGCAAAAGGTCTTAAGGATACCGGTCTGGATCAATTAGACATATCGCCTCATTCAGCGTTTCATACACGCAGGGCAGTTAGTTTTATAGTAAAAGCGGGCTGGGGGAATACAGATTCGGTAATTAATACTGGTATCTTTAATGGAACACATAATTGGTGTGATCAATTAGAGCCGGAAAATCAAGTTGAAACACCGCTTACAGACATGGGAGTAATTTGTGATCCGTTGGTTGAAGGCCGGGGGTATATATGGAAAGAAGGGGGGTTAACTCCTTGCTGTTATGACTACCGGTTCTTAGGGAAATTCGGGACTGTGTTTGATGAAGACCTATTATCGAAGCCTATTAAGCCATTTAAACTGTGCGAAAAATGTCACCAACGGATACCAGAAAAGATTATTGCAGAGTATAATAGAGAGAATCCCGATAATCCAATATACATGATAGGAGGCGTAAATGAGTGAGTTCCACGAGGAGGTAGTGGGGATAATTGAAAACAGTCCGCATCGTGATTTTATCAATGGCAGTTGGTACGAAAAACAATACACCGAAGGATCTTATCGGACCATGTATGTTGATGATATTGACGGACCCGATCATGTGCGGCAGGAATATCGTTACCACGTAGATTTGACGGCAGCCATATTGGGGTTCGATAATGATGCAAAGATACTTGATATCGGCGCAGGGGTAGGCCGTCAGATGCGGGCCTTTCGAGAACGGGGCTATCCCAACATATGGGGAATTGACATTAGCGAGACGGCAGTGAGGGCATCAAAGGAAGAAAACAATATATTAGGCAGTCTCTACGCTATGCCGTTTGAAGACAAACAATTCGATATTGTGTTTTCGCAGGCTGTTTTTGAACACATCGCGCCGGAACTTGAAATGCTGGCTATTAAAGAATGTTTGCGGGTCGGCAAAATACAGGCGCATTATATGTGCCCGGAAAAAGGGATTGACCCATCGCATATAAATTCAATACCAATTGAAGACTGGATACATAAATGGAGAACCATGACAAGGGATCTTGTGGTGGGGATAAGTAACCCATTAGTTCCGATTTATCCGTTAATGGTTGTTATTCCGCAAAATATGGTGAATCATCCGATGGCCTTGGTTTTAACAGAAAAGATGAGCGTGGCATTGTTGTGATGGACGAAACAAGAAAAGACTTTACAGAAGTGACTTCGGAAACAATTGTAACAGAACAAGGAATTGAATACATAAAATTCAAGCCCTTAAAAGTAAAATTTGGAGACATAATAAAAGAAAATGAACCAATGGCTGAAAAGCTTAAAAGACAGGAGGCGTAAGGTGGTAAAAATTAACACCATAACAAACATTGAGTTAAGCTCACGGTGCAATGGAAATTGCCAGTATTGCCCGGCGCGCTTACAGCACAAGTACAGGAAAACGGGATTTATGACATGGGACATATTTGAAAAAACCGTGGAATGGGTTAAAGTTTTGTGCGAAAATGGCACACAAAGAGAAGTCAACCTGTTCGGGGTAGGTGAATCAACTCTACATCCGGATCTTGTGCCGATGATAAAATACGCAAAGGAAAAGATACCCTTTAGAATTCCTCTTCACATGAATACAAACGGAATCCTTATAACAAAAGAACTGGCAATCAGAATAAGAGATGCGGGTATCAATCATATTGACATAACAGGGCATGATCATTATCACACGGCGAAAACGATTCGCATCTTCCGGGAAGTGGGGATTGTGGGAGAGTTGACTTATGATTTTGTAACGCGACCTCATGATTGGGCTGGACAGGTTGACTGGTTCGAGATCGACAAGACGGTTTATGATCCTGGTGTCTGTCCATGGCTCGGATATGGTCAAGTCATGGTCATGTCAGATGGGAACATCACCAATTGCTGTATTGATGCTTTTGGTCAAGGGATATTTGGACACGTAAATGAAGACATTACAAAACTGGAAGTGTTGCCGTTTGAATTATGCAAGAAGTGTCATCATACAATTCCGGGGTTAAGACTGGTCATGCCGGACAATAGGATAATGGTGGCGAAATGAAAACTATATATAAAGAAAGCTTAGCACAAATTTTGTTGTTTAAAGACAGGAGGAAATAAAATGCCATATCCAACGAAAGAATCATTACCGGATGCAGTGAAAGACAATCTGCCTTCCGAGGCACAGGAAATATGGCGCAATGCTTTTAACAGTGCGGCAAAACAGTTTCCGGGGGATGAAGAGAAAGCAAACAAGATAGCTTGGGATGCGATCAAAACCGCCGGCTGGACAAAGGATGGTGAGAAGTGGGTGAAGAATTCCCGTGATCAAGATTATTCCGTCTGGACATCAATGAAAGCAAGATGCTCTAACGAAAATGACAAAGACTATGCCCGATATGGGGGTCGGGGGATTGCAGTATGTGAGCGATGGCGAAATAGCTTCGAAGATTTCATGAAAGATATGGGGGTACGTTCTGAAGGCTATACGATTGAACGGCTGAATAACGATGGGAACTATGAACCTAAAAATTGTAAATGGGTGGACAGAGCAACACAGGCAAAGAACAGAAACCATGCGTTGTTACATGAGTTTGATGCTGAAGTCTTTTCAATCGGGACATGGAATGGTGACAACTATAGCGAAGCTGATCTTGACGATATGGTTAAGAATTTTGACTTGCTTAAAAATGAAATTAAACCACCTGTTAAGCTTGGGCACAATGAAAAACAGACACAGGACGGGCAGCCTGCCCTTGGGTGGGTGAGCAAAGTTAAAAGAGTGGGGTCTAAACTCATTGCGACACTGTCCAGCGTTCCTGACATCGTACACAAGGCCTTACAGTCTGGACGATATAAAAGAGTCAGTTCCGAAATATACTGGAACTATAAGAGCGGTGAGAGCACATTTAAGCGTGTTCTTGCCGGTGTTGCCCTTTTGGGCGCGGACATACCAGCGGTAACAAATTTAGAAGATTTGGAAGCTTTCTTGAGTCAATCCACCGATAAGGGATCGTTTGACAAGATTGCAGCTTACTCTTTTGATGTTGATGAAGCGGGTAACATTTCAGATAAGGAGGAAATTATGTCTGAAGAAATGAGACGGAAATATGAGGCCGAAATAAAGGTCGAAAAAGACTTAAAAGAAGTGGCAGAGAAGGAAGCCAGAGATTATAAGGCTGAACTTGATACTATCAAAAAAGCAGATGCAGAGAAAGCTCGTAAAACCGAGGCTGAAAATCTCAAGTCTTTCTGTGAAACGATGGTCGAGGCAGGCAAAATGACTCCGGCTGGCCGTGACATTATCCTTGAAGACGGGAAACACGCTTACACGGAAGATGGCAAGATTATTATTGATGCCGAGCGTTTCCAGAAATACGTGGAAACTCATGGCAAGGTACTTGATCTGTCTGAGGTTGGAGGAAAGGGTAAAAAAGAGGACAAGAATTATTCTACCGTGAATGAAGAGCTGGCAGGAAAAGCGCAGAAATACAGCGTAGAAAAGAAATGCGATTATTCTACTGCAATCCAGGCCGTTCTCGCAGAAGATAAAGATCTTGCAGACAGATATATCAGCGAAACGGAGAAAATGAAGGAGGAATAAATTATGGCAACGGAAAATAGATTTTTCAATACGACCATTGCCGCCGGAGCAGATTATTCCGCGGCAAATAAACAGTTTCATGCCTTCGCCGTTGCCGATGGACAGTTAGCCAATACCGCTGAAGAAGCAAGCGGGATATTACTCAACAAACCTGTAAGTGGGGCCTTTGCAGAAATCGGATATCTCGGTGAGATGAAATTCGCAGCCGGGGGAGCCATTTCCAAGGGGGCAAAAGTGACTATAGCTGCATCTGGCTGGTTTGTGACAGCCGATAGTTACGACACTGTTGTCGGTGAGGTTAAAGCGGCAGTTACTTCAGGATCGGTAGGAGTGGGCTTTTTTGAATTCGCAACTGTAAAGGATAGAACAACGGGTATACATC